AAAACAATGCAGCAAGCATTTTTACAGAACGCTTCTAATAACGTAATGCAGGGCTTGGCTAAAGCTTTGCCAAACTTTTTCCAAATGCCTGTGACGAAATCTCAAGGAGGTTATATTCAAAAATTTGCTAGCGGTGGTTTTGTAACTGGAGGTTCTGGAATTAGAGACGACGTTCCTGCAATGTTGAGTTCAGGCGAATACGTTATGCGTAAATCTGCCGTTCAAAAGTACGGGGCAGAGAATATGGCGAAAATGAATAGCGGCGGCATCTTTTTGCCCGGCGTTCGTGGAGGATCGGAAATTTCTGGATACGATCAATTATCTAAATTCGCCAATCAAACAACAACAAGCGGCGCTACTGACGTTTTAAAAGGAAGTAAATCAACAGCGTTCGCTAACCTTGAAGATCAAAGCGCAAGACTTTCTAGATTTGGATTGATGAACGAAGATACAATCAAAGGAGAAATTACAAGCGCTCAACAACAAGGTTTGGATATTATGGCTCAAAGAGAAGCTTACAGAACGCAGCAAAGAAAAGCTATGCAGAAGCAAATAATTAGTACTGTAGCAGCCGCTGCTTTGTCTTATGGAGCTGGAAAATTAGGATCAATGGGAGCTAATAAAGTGTCAGCCCAAGGAATAAAATCTTCTGGCGTAGCGTCTATGTCTTCAAAATTAGGAATTTACGGTGGAGCTGGGCCTATGTCTTTGGGGTCTTTTACGTCCAGCGTTCAACCCAAATTCTCTCCTTTAAGAAACGCTTACGGCGGAATGATTCGCGGCTTTAACAACGGCGGCGGACCAACAGATGATATTCCAGCTCTTTTAATGGGCGGCGAATATGTTATGGATCGCGGAACTGTTCGCAAGTACGGTAAACAATATTTAGATTCAATGAATTCTGGCCGCGCCAAATTCGCAGAAGGTGGATACGCTGGAGCGGAAACAGAAACAACAACAGAATCAAATGATTCAAAAGCCAAAGTTGACGCAACAACAGGAACAGCGGTTAATATTAGTATCAATGTTTCTGGCAGCAGTTCATCTACTGAGTCACAAGGTCAAACATCACAAGGTGGCGTAGATTATAAGAAGATGGGCGAACGGATTAAGGCTGTAGTGCTTGAAACCATTAACGAAGAAAAACGTTTAGGAGGAGCACTCAGAACTAGATAATGAAGTCATCAGTATCAAACTACGAAAATAGTTTATACATTAGTGGCGTCAAAGTATTTGGCGTCAATAGTGTTAATTTTGGCTACTCACTTCCTGTTGATCATGTCAATGTAATTGGGTATTCAAAGTTTAAAACATTTACTTCTAATCCGCCGCAATCAACATTAAGCGTTCAAAAGTATTTGTCGCCTTCTGATTTCTTTTTAAATTTTACTGGATTAACTCCTGTAAGCGGAAATGTAAATTATAATGGAAAGAATTTTGGCTTTGAGTCTGCTTATTTGTCATCGTATTCTGTTGCTTGTTCTGTTGGTAATTTCCCAAATCTTAGCGCGAGTTTTTCTATATTTGGACAAGTTGGTTCTGGAGTCGGTTCAACTGGAGCCTCAGAAACTGGCAAACTATCAGTTATAAGACCAAACGATATTACTATAGAGTGTGATGGTAGCGGTACTAATAGAATTGAATCATTTACTTATTCAGTAGAATGCAAAAGAGAACCTTACTATCATCCAACTGGCAGTTTGCCAACTGAAGTATCTACTATAAAGCCTTTTAAAGTTAATGCGGAATTTACTATTGCAGTAGATGACTATCAATCGAAAAGAGTTCTTGATTATATAGTTGACTCTAATAAACGCCGAATTAAAATAAATGTAGGATCATTAGCCTCATTTACAATGGAGAACATGGAATTAATTAGTGAATCATTAAACTCATCCGCAACTGATGATTTAGTGATAACTCTTAGTTATCAAGGATTTATCTAATGTCTTTCTTTTATGACAGAGATCAAAACGTAACTGGTTCTATTCCAGCGTCGTTAGCGTTTACGCCTTCTTATGGAATGTCTGTTAGTTTTTCTGCTGAATTAGCGTCTTACACTACAACGGATAACTATATGCACGTTATGCCAAAAGGTTTAAATCATTTGCAAATGGAAATGAATATGCAGTTTGAAAATAAAAAGCAAGAAGATGCGCGCAAGATTGCTGGATATTTTGAATCGTTAAATGGAACTGGATATTTTCAATATACTGACGCGGCTCAAATATATAAGCCGATCAATATGTTCTGTTCAAATATAGATAATTCTTTTAATGAGAATGATCTTCATACAGTTAATGTTTCTTTGAGTTCGGACCAATCATCAAGTTTATTAAATTGGTCTGCGCCATTTATTACAGGAAGTTCTTTAAAAGGAAATTATTCTACTGGAGTAGCGTATAGTAAATATGACGTTGTTAGAAACACAGGAGTTAATGCTAACAATATGTATGATTCTTTTTACTATGTTACAGGAGACATTTCCACAGGACAAAATACAGGAATAAGTGATTCAAGATTTAGCAAAGAGTTCTTTTTTCAGCCAACTTATCCTACACAAACAACAAAAGAAACTTCAGTGGTGAAAACCGAAATGCCGTACTCGTTCACAAAAAGAACTGATTTTGGGCTTCATGCTAATGTTTTAAAATCATTAAAATTAGATTTCAAAGGTGTATCTGACGCTGAAGCAAGATGTATTCTTCACTTCTTGATTGGCAAACAAGGATTCAGAAAGTTCCAATATAAATTTCCAAAGATATACAATCAGAACAAATTCTTTTACGCTCCTGAATGGAGTCATACTTTTGTTTATAAAAACGTTAATGATATTTCGGTTTCAATGATAGAAGATCCATTAGGAGCAAGAAAGGTTTACTAATGAGAAAACTAATTTCATACGAAATGCAGGAAATGTTTGTTGGTTCAGAAGGAGCTTTTGAACCATCAAAAAATACTGGACAATACATTTCTCGTTTAGACTTTATCCAAAATTACGGATTTAACTTTAACGTAAATCGTCAGCCTTTAAAACAAATTGGCTCGTCCGCTTTTGCCTCTCGTGAAAGTCAACTTGCGCCAGATGTTTCTTTAAGTCTGAGTTATCTTCTTAATGATGGATGGAATGAAAAGCATTTAGGGTTAGATGTATCTAATTCGTCTTACTCAAATCCACTATCAACAGTATTTTCTAGTACAGGAGATAGAAACTTTTACGTCTTGATAGCGCAAGATCAGAGAAAAGATGCTTTGGCAGCAACAAGCGCAGACGGATTTAATGTGTTAGGGATAGGTAACGCTTTTATTGGCTCTTATTCTATGCAAGTTGCGGTAAATAACTTAGCTACAGTATCATGCGAATTTGTTGGAGCTAATGCGTCAATATCTAATTACTCTGCTGAAAATTATCTTCCTTCGGTAAATACAGCGTCATCTGGTCAAGCTGCAACAGGAAAGTTTGGAATAGATTTTTACGATAACTCAAGATCAAGCAGAGTTGCTACAGGATTCAAAGGAATCTTTGATAATGGATGCTATTATGCTGGAGCCTCTATATCTGCTGAAGCTGTTTATGGAGGAAGCGGAGTTTCTTTTGGCTATGTCTTTGAGAACTTTACTTCGTTTTCTTTGCAGCTCGGATTAGAAAGAAAAGCTCTTTATGGATTTGGCAGCAACTATCCAACAACAAGAAAAATTCAAAAACCTGTGGTTGCTACAGTATCTCTTGAATCAATAGTAGAATCATTTGCGGCAGAGAACTTGGCGCAAAAATTACAGCAAGAAAACGTTAGCGTAAGTGGATATAATTTTGACATTACTTTTAGAGACGCGCAATCAAATCCGAAACTAGGAATCAAAGTACAGAATGCGTTTTTAGATTCTTATTCAATCAATCCTCAAATCGGAGGAAACGCAACAATTCAAACTAATTGGTCTTTTGAAGTTTCCGAAACGACGGGAATATTAATGTCGGGATCGTATGGTCAACCAGCATTAAGTGCGGTTTATACTAACGAATCTATCAATCCTTAATGTAAATATAAGTATGAGCAAGAGAGCAACAGAACTTCCAGTAGCAACACAGTTAAATTCTCAAGATCAATTTATCTTTTTTAGCAATGT